TTTGTGGTTTCATAGCTTATGAATCCCCGGAACCACTACCAATTGTGCTATGCAATCGTTAAAAGACCGCTAATCGTTATACAGCCAATTGTAAAAAATATAGGTAAGGTTGCAAAGACCGAGGAGAGAAAATGCATTGCAATCTTGAAACCTTAGATTTCGACGGTTATATTCTTGCCGACGAAGAAAGTGAAAACCAACCTGCCATCGCTGAATACGGTGATGTGGTCGACAGTCTTTCCGAATCGGTTCTCGTTGAATACCAAATCCATATCCGGCAGCTCCATGATTTCAAACAGGAATCCGCTTAACACGTCGGCCTTGAAATCCCGCTCATCCTTCTCGGCCTGCAGCAGGTCAAGCTCCTCTTTTGCTTTTTCGTAGCGCTCTACCAGACCGTTGTAATGAGCATTGTATTCTTCCTGATCTATGGCACATGAGGCATTGTCGTCGATGCATTTCTTGATGAGGCCGGCAACAACCTCCATTTCCTGCTGGACTTCGGCCATCTGCTTTGTAAGACTTGTCGTGTCCGCAAGCTCTGCCTTTAGCAATCTACCGTCCTCGATAAACCGTTCCCGGTCAACAATCAGAAGGCTTAACGCCGCAATATAAGCATCCTTTATCTGCTCCTCCGTTAAATGCGGTGTGGAGCATTTTTTGTGTTTGTTATTGAATTTCGCATTACACTGCCAGATAACTTTCCGGTACGGATCATTGGAATGCCATACCTTGCGCCCATAGGCTTCACCGCAGTCTCCGCAGACTATCTTTCCGGAAAAAACACTGCCGGTAAAACGCCCCTTGGAATTGATCTTCCGACGGTGCAGTTCCTTTTCAACCCTGTCCCATTCTTCAGGATCAATGATTTCCGGATGTGATGCTGTCACATAATACTGCGGAACTTCACCCTCGTTGACTTTCGTAGCTTTTGTGAGGAAATCCGTTGTAAATTTCTTTTGAAGCCTCGCATCGCCTTTGTACTTTTCGTTTGAAAGAATACTTTCCACAACTCTGGTCTGCCACACGGACTTACCGGCCGGAGTCGGTATGCCTTCCTTCGTAAGTGTTTTAGCAATACGGCTGGGTGAACTTCCCTCAAGGAACATCCGGTAAATTCGTTTTACAATTCTCGCCTGTTCCGGATCAATCTCCATCCGTCCGTCGGCACCTTTGCGGTAGCCAAGGAACTGGCTGTACGCTACGCTGTATTTTCCATCCGAGAATTGTTTTCGCTTTCCCCATGTGACGTTCTCCGAAATGCTCCGGCTCTCCTCTTGAGCCAATGAGCTCATAATCGTAAGCAGAAGTTCACCTTTGCTGTCAAAGGTCCAGATCTGCTCCTTTTCGAAATAGACTTCAGTTCCGTTTTCTTTCAGTTTACGAATGGTCGAAAGGCTGTCCACAGTATTACGAGCGAACCGGGATACGGATTTTGTGATTATTAAGTCTATCTTTCCGGCAAGAGCGTCGGAAACCATTTCATTGAAACCGGTACGGTGTCGTGTGTTAGTGCCGCTGATACCTTCATCCGTATACACCGTAACGAACTCCCATTCCGGATTCGCCTTGATATAATTGGTGTAATAATCAACCTGAGCTTCATAGCTGGTAAATTGCTCGTCGCTGTCTGTACTGACACGGGCATAACCAGCCACCTTTCTGCGAGAAAGTTGATTGACGGGCTTTCGGGTCTGCGGATTGAACGTGGCCGGAATAACCGTAACATTTTTTGCTTTTGCCATAGTAGCACCTCCTTGTGCGAAAACGTAGTAATGAAATTATCGATGTATATTTAAGTGGATGAATCCAGCTTTGTCTTAGATTGTCGTTTAAGCGTTTTCTCCCTGGCTGACGCTTTCATCTCATCCGTCCAGCTTTCTGCTCTGGAACGGTCCTGCCATCGTTTAACGGTTTCTCTACCATCGGCAAGGCAGAATACCAGTGTATTGTCGTTCTTTGCTCTGATTTCCGTTATTTTGTCGTGAATCGTTTCTATGTTGCCAATAACCTCTTCGGTTACTGCAATGAGCGTTTCCTCCGGGATCTGTTTTGATGGGCAGGATGTTTTTCCTTTTATGTTGAAGGTGCTGCAAATCCAAACCACACCGGAACGAGTGACTTTCCTGCGATAATGCTTTCCGCAGTTGTCACAGACTATGAGGCCGGAGAAGGGATAGCGGTTAGTGTATACTTTGTCTTTGGGAGCGTACTTCCCTGCGCGGCGTTCAATTTCTGCCTGCACCGCATCGAACTCTTCTGCGCAGATTATTGCCTTATGAGTTCCGGTGGCGCTGTATTTTGGAAGCTCCCCATTGTTTTTCAGTGTCCTTTTTGTAAGGTGGTTTTCGCGGTATGTTTTCTGCAGGAGAAGGTTTCCCGTATAGGTGCTGTTTCTGAGAATCCCTCCGACAGTATGTTGGTGCCATTCATTCCCGTATCGGGTTTTGATGCCGTCAGCATTCAGCCCATTCATAATGGCCACGACGCCTTTGCCGGAAAGGTATTCTCGGTAAATGCGGCGTACGATTTCAGCTTCTTCCGGGCGAATCACATATGCTCCGTTTTGATAGCGATAACCGAGAATTGTACCGTCCCAGGGACGGCCTTCTTCAAATTTCTTCTTAATTCTCCACTTCATATTTTCACTGGCAGACCGGCTTTCGGCTTCCGCGTATCCGGCAAGGATCGTCATCATTAATTCTCCATCCGCGGAGAGTGTGTGGATATTCTGTTCTTCAAAGAAAACGTCCACCTCAATAGCTTTCAGTTCCCGTACAGTCTTCAGTACTGTTACTGTATTACGGGCAAAGCGTGAGATGGACTTTGTTATGATCATATCTACTTTTCCAGACCGGCAGTCTGCAAGGAGCCGTTGAAAATTCTCTCTTGAATCTTTCGTACCGGTCTTGGCTTCGTCGGCGTATACCCCGACATACTGCCAGCCCTGGTGTTTCTGTATCATTTCGCTGTACGCACTGACCTGGGCGGATAATGAATGGAGCATTGCGTCTTTGCCGGATGAAACTCTCGCATACGCTGCGACACGTTTTAGCCTCGGCGCTTGTTCGGGAAATGAAACCTGTTCAATCTTTGCCATGTAGGTATCCTCCTTGTATCAATTTGGGGTTAGTATATATATCCATAGATTTCGGAGGATATCAAGCTATTTCTGCAAATATACTTCCCTGCGGGAAACCGTATTTTTTAGAGAGAATTTTGACTGATTTTCGGTAATCTGCAGGGGTTAAAAGGTTCTCCTGTACCATGCGTTCCACCAGCGACAACGACGTGTGGTACATCAGTAGATTCTCATAACTGTAAGGGTCTGCGGGAATCGAGATAACATTCCCGGCAGCAGAATTTGCGGTCTTTGTTGCCATACGATATAAACTCCTTTCCACATTGACTGCAGGTCAGCGTATAAAATGCTTTGCGTTTAACTTCATCCTGATGGGAATTCCACCAGCCCATCCGGCACCTGTCCGAGCAGTACTTCTTGGCCTTGTGCCCTTTGCACTGCTGGATAGGTTTTCCGCAGTTCAGGCAGGTACGAGTGTTTGGTAACTCCGGATGCCTTCGGATATGGGAATACACGGTATTGGGTGACAAATGCAGCCGGGAGGCAATCTCGGCAGGAGTAATGCCGTCCAGACGCATATTTTCTATTGCAAGCTTATCCTGTGGTTTCATACTGTTCCTCCAATAAATGAGGAGGACAGCTGAAAGCCATCCTCCCCGAAATGGTCCTTATACTGCTTCTTTTACTTTCAGTACCTTTATTGCTTCCGTACGGACCAGCTTACCGTCCACACGCTGCGTTGCAATGAATCCGACTTGCCCATAATCGGCATATCGCTCTGTGAGGCGCTTGATGACACGTTTGCCACGGTCACCGATCCAGAAAAAGCTGAAGTCACCGAATAAAATCGGATAAGTGCTGAGGGAAAATCCGGGTTCAGTGCTGTCGAGATGATTGGAAAGATATACTCGGTAACCGAACAATGTATCGTAACCGTCGGCCTTGATGTTGGTGTTCCAGATCAAGCGGCCGCTGGCGGTGCGGGTCTTCCTGAGCGTCTGGTATACCTTTTCTGACATTATAAAAGCTGTGTTTTTTCCGTGACGGTACGGCTGCTTAAGTGAATAGACGAGATCGATTACATCATCGATACACACTTTTCCGGCTTCAGCGGTTTCGGTTCCTAGCTGTGCCTGATAAATCAGACCCGTAGGCTTTCCGATACCGTCTCCGGTAAGAAAGGCTTCCTCCTCGGTACGACCCATATCCTCTCCGAAACGCTTTTTGATATATACCTCGAGATCAATTTCGGAATCCTCGAGGAGCTCATCGGATACGAGAATCTTCGTACCAAGCTTGTACGCTTTCAGCGTAATCTGACCGAATGTTAAGTCCGAATTCGGATAAGCATGAGACTCGTCGACCCATTGAGCGGAACCTCCGTCCTCGGTTCTTGTAATTTTCAAATCGTGGTCGGTATGTTTGATCGTGGAAATGCCGCGAAGAATGTTATTCTCGTACAGAGCCTCGACCAGCTTCACGTCGTATTCATCCGGCACAAGATATCCGCCGGAGCCATCACTCCCTTCACGGAGAACATTTTCAGGAAGTCCGGTGTACATATGCTCCCAGTATGCCTTGCTGTAGGCAGCGTCTTTCTTGCACTTAGCCTCTGTCGCTCTTGCAGCTTTAACCTCGGGTGTGATTCCGTCCATTTCTTCCTTCATGGCCTGAAGGCGGGCGTTGTATTTTTCTACTGTATTCATTTTTAATTCCTCCATTATGTAGTTTTGTTATATGCCTCTGCGAGCGCGGAGCAAACGCTCCATGACGTCGTCCTGCGGAGTGGGACCGCTGTAGTCCACGGTGCAGTTTTCCTTTACCACCTGATAAATCTGAAACCAGGCATTATTGGCCTGTTTCATATACTCCCTTGCGATGGTGACATAGGGAGAGGAAATCACCGTTCCGGTGGGCTTCTTTGCAAGGAAACCGTATTCGGAGACTGCTTCCTCGCACTGTACCCAGCGTCCGACGCACATAGCGTACTGCTCAATCAGAAGCGGGGAAATAAGGTGGTCGCATTTGCGCTCGTGCAGCCATTTCCAGGTTTCCTTAAAAATCTCTTCAGCACAGGTGACGCTGCCGTCCTTTTGCTTGGCTTTGAGATAATCCTTAACGGGAGGCATTTCCGCGCCTTTTAAGCATTCGGCTTCATCGCCGAAGTCAATATGGGTGAGTTTTCTGCCACCGGGGTTCCCGGACTCTATTTTTTCAGAGATCGCTTTCGGTTTTCTTCCCGCTCCGGGACGCGAACCTCCGCGACTTGTTCCGTCTTTCGACATGTTTCTACCTCCATTTTGGTATGAGTTTCTGTTTTTTGCGTTTGATTTCGCTATTTTTGCGTACGTGACCCTGCGCCGTTTCTGAAGGAAAAGACCTGTAGAGATATATATCCCCCCACCCGGTCACAGCAGTAGTTTAACGCTTATTTCACCTGTCACCGAGAGCAATATGCCTTTTGTTATGACAGGAGCGGCAGAGAGCGCGAAGGTTACTGTCGTCATGAGCCCCGCCACAGGACAGTGGAAGAATGTGGTGAACCTCAGCTGCCGGAGTGAGCCGACCGGAATCAAGACAGTCCTCACAAAGAGGATGCATTCTGACATACCGTTCACGTATCTTCTGCCATGCGCCGTGATACTGCTTCATTACATCCGGATTGCGCTGATACTTGTCGTACTTCCTCCGTTGCGGGATTCGATGCAGTTCACAGTACTGGCTCTCAGTTAGATTCGGACAGCCGGGATAGCTGCATGGTTTCAAAGGTTTACGAGGCATCTGCACCATCCTCTGCAGAGATTGTGCGTTTTTCGCCCTTGAGATAACCATATCGGTCAAAGTCTTTAGGTTTGATAGATTCAGTCTTTTGTCTGAGCCATTCAGCCCACTTGCCAATATCCTCCTGAGGGACGGATTTCACAATCTTAATCATGCGATTTTTATCGTGCCAGAGATAAAGCGTAGCTCTTTTACGAAGGCTTGACGTGTTTACACCGGAAATCTCAAGGTCAAAGCCGTTTCCAAAATCACGATAAATTACTTGAGATAAATCGATAACTGTAATTCTGTATTCCGGCCCGAGTTCTTTGCACAGCGATTTCATGTGCTGGCTGGGTTTTGAAATGTTCATTGAATTAACCTCCTCGTTTTTTGTTTATATAATTTTCACCGGATCATTATCCGGTGCGGATTTTCATGTTGTCTCAGATTTACGGCATTTGACGATGCTGCTGTGACTTTTGTCCTTTCTGTCACGCTGTCCCCATAGGAAGCAGAGAATGTATATAAAGAAGAAAAAGTTGTTTTCTTTCTTTTATTGCTCATCTGCGTTACATAAAGGACAAAAGGACAAAAAGGACGAAAGTCAACAAGCAGGTTCATTTTCATAGATACAAGGATTGACAATATAGGACTGCGCAGGCGGCCTGCCTTTTCCGGAGTATATTCCGGACTCTTTTACGGCGATATAACCGTAATCGACAAGGTGGTCAAGTACCGGCTGAAGGTCATCAGCCCTTTTGAAACTGCGGCAGAGACGCATGATGTCACGCTTATTGAACTCTGTCAGCCCGGTATTCTTAATTGCATTCAGAACATATTTGCTCTGCTTGATGGTGTTATCTGCTCCCATCAGGGAAAAAGCGGCTTTTGCGTGT